CGGTTGCCGCGATGGTGCCGGTCAACCATTTGTGGCCCAACGCCGTGTTCATGGATGCGGCACTAACTTCCACAACGACCATCTTGGTCGTGCAGGTGAGCGCCAGAGTGGTGGTAATCGCCTGCCATGCCCCAAGGACATCGCAAGACGCCGTGCTCCCCGCGACCGCCGTGCCGATGGCGGCACCACCGAGCGCGGCCTTGGCAACTACGGCGGTGGTTTTCGTGCCTTCCGACGCCCCGCTGTTGAACGAGAACGTCACGTCCCCCGTGACGGCCCCGAAAGAGTAGATGAACGTCGCCTTGTGGTAGTTCGACATGTCGATGCTGTCCAGGTCGATCGTGGCACCGAAGTCTCCATCATCGACAAGAACCGGAACGATCTTGTAGTTTTCGGCTAACATGGTGTTTCCTCCCTCACCTTGTGGGTTGTGGTTGACTACGCCCTGGTCGCCAAAGTCACGAAATGGCTGAGCGTGTTGCTCCCCTTGTACGGAGTGAGCGGGGTCGCCCGCTCCGGCTGGCCGTCCAATCGCATCACAAATCTAAAGACACTTTCATCCGTATCAAATTTTACGTGAATACTCATATCCGACTGCAGCCCGCCCTTCTCGGCCAGGATGTACCCGCCGAGGTCGGCGAAGATGATGTCGCCCACAGTCCCGAGGGTCGCGCACTGCTCGATGGGGAGTACCGGGCGACCGAGGATCGTGTTGTACGGAGACTGAGACAGTCCACCGGCAGGCATGAAGATTGGAGCACCGCCGGTACCCACCGACAGGGACATGGTGTAGAGCTGCGGCAGGGTGTCCTGGTTGACGAGCCACACGGAGTTGCCGAGCGACCCGGCGAAGATGCGGGAGTACATCTTCACGATGTTCTCTGCGGTGATCGTCTTCAGCGTCTGCCCGGTTTCCTTCGCCACGCTGACGGTGCAACCGGAGTTGAGAATGCCGAGCGGCTGGCCCGCGCCTGACCCGTTGATGATGGCGTCGTCTCTCTTGAAGCCGAACTCAGACTGGAACGCCCGCCGGATGAACCCTTCGAGAGCGGTCGCATCCTGAAGCAACTCATCGGTCGCGTAGCAGAGGCCGATGAGTTTATTCAGCGTCAGTTCGATCTTGCGGAACGTCGGAGCGGAAGCAGTCTTCGACGCCGCCTCGTCCTTCCAGTACCCGATGATCCCGCCGAACCGGGACGACGCCCGGGAGGTCTCATCCACCCCATTGATCTTGATGCTGTTCGCAGCGCCGCTGACCGTCATCCTGCGGCATCGAGAGGCGAGGACGTCCGTCTCGTTCAACTGCTCAAGCAGTTCGTTGCTGAAGTCCGTCTGGACGAGGAACCCGCCGTCCGAGGCCACGGACTCGGACATGCCGGTCGCTGCCGCCTTGAAGAGGCGGGGGTCGATGCTGCCGCCGACCGCCGCGTTACGGACGGTCATCAGTTGCTCGCCGAGGGAACCGAACCTGTCCTTGCTGCGGTTGTCATCTCCTGCGACGATACCGGGAGTTGCCCTCGGGCCTGGCTTCGTCAGGGGTGCGTTCGCCGGGGCTTCCAGGCGGGCGTTGATCCGCTCGTGGCGCTCCATCGTGGCGACGATCTTGTCGATCTCCTCGATGTCCTTCATGAGATCGTTCATGTACGACACTTCCTCCGGCACCGGGTCCCGGTTCTCGGCGGTACATTTCGCTCGCACGGCATTGATCTTGTCGTCCAATGCCTTGATGTCGTCCTTATACAGAGTTGCGGTCTTCATCTTCGATGTCTCCTTCTTCAGTTGATTGAATACTTCGGGTGTTCGTGCCTTTCGGCGATACGCAGGGGCGTCGCCCTTCCTGCCGGTTTCGGCGTCTCCACATCACGCGGAGGGTCGACAACCGAAGGGGCTTCATCGTCCGCACCGGCATCACGCAGGTCGTCCGAGTAGCCCTTTGCGAGGAGAGACTTCGCCGCTTTCCGACTGTATCCGGCATCGCGCAGGACACGTTCGGTGTCTTTCAGGGAAGGAACTTCCTTCTTCCCGTTGATGCTTTGGGGGATGTGCTGGAATCCCAACTTCGACATGACGGGCACGAACTTCGCGCACGCGGCCAGGTCCATCTCGTCGCCAATCTCGTCCACGAAACCAGCCGCCAGCGCTTCCTCGGCGTCCATCCAGGTTTCCGCGTCAAGTAGGGCGACGATCTCGCCTTCCGGTTTTCCGCTCTTGCCGGTATACGCGCCTACCATCGTGTCGCGCACCTTGTCTAGGATGTCCGCGGTCTTTCGCATGTCCTCGGAGGTTCCCATCGTGAACCCCGAAGGGTTGTGTATCATGTACAGGGCGTTCGCCGCCATGACGATGCGGTCGCCCGCCAGGGCGATCACCGAAGCGATCGACGCCGCTATCCCGTCGATGTGTGTGGTCACCGCCGCGGGATGACGCTTGATGGCATTGTAGATGGCTGTACCTTCAAAACATTCCCCGCCGGGTGAATTTATATGCATGTCGATCTTTGGGGACTTTATGGCGTTAAGTTCTATGATAAATTCCTTGGCCGTCAATCCGTCGCCGAACCAATCTTTGCCTATCTGATCGTAGATCCATATCTCAGATACATCGGCTTTGGCGCGGATAGAGTACCAATTCATTGAATTATCCTCCTATCGCTAACGATGGTTGAAATGGCTTTTCAATCTTCGCGCCCTTGCTCATATTTATGCGGGCATCAAGCGGTTGCAGATTTTTAAGTGACCAACAAATACGGAAATCTATATCTTCAGGTTTTTCGAAGTTAAATACGGCGACAGGGATTTTATGATCTATATGCCACGCTTTACCGTAATTCTCCCAGGACATGCCCGGCTTGAACATTTTCTCAATGTGCTGTTTCAACTGGTCTACCGTGTAACCGACTAACGACTCCCATGCCCGCCCTGCTTTCATCCCCCTCCTCAAAGACTCATTCATCCGCTTTGAAATCGTACTATTTATGTGCCCCCTGGGTGTGCCACGGGCTTTCTTGTGGCTATTTCTGGTTATTTCTTTCATTTTCTGAGGATTTGCCTTCGCCCATGCCCTACCTTGCGCGTGGTGCTTCTTCTTGTCTGCCTCATATTGCCGTCTTGATCTGTCTATATATTTTTCTTTATTCGCGCGATAATGCTGCTTTGATCTCGCCAAATCATGACCACGATTCTTTTCATGAGCAATCTTTTTTTCTATTTTGATTGCATCTCTATTTATCTCCCTGTATTCCTTCTGCTTGGAGATTAACTTCGATTTGTTTGCTTCGTAATATTCCTTTTTCTTCGCGCTGTATTTATCCTTATTGCGCTCCCTGATTTGCTTGTTTTTTGTAAGAATATCTTCCTTATGTGTTTTGTAATATTCCTTGCGGTAAGCGATGAGACGTTCCTTGTTTGCCTCTCCGTATGCCTTCATGTATTCGGGAGTATGCCCCCCGCTCATTTCTTCGTTCCCTTTTCCGGCATCGGTTCCATCGGCATCGGCAATGCTTTCGGCGCGGATTCTTGAAGTTTCTTCTTGAACTCTTCTTTCACCATACTTAATGGTACCATATTTAGCGGAACAAAGTATTCATCTCCGCCAGGGATCGGATCTTCATCTTCTAATTCTCTGATGTCGTTTGGACTAAGTGCTCCAACATTAAACAATGCCGTATACAAGGCAGCCCGCGCGGCGGAATCCCCTCTCAACAACCCCTCTACGGAGTGCTTGAAGTAAAGGCGACCCCTTCCTGAATATTCTTTATCGCTTGCGCTTAACAGTTGGGAATTAAAGTTCTGCTCAAACCTAACAAGCCACGGAAGAATTGAATCAGTATAAAAGGACTGCTGCTCTTGTTCGATATTACTGAACGATGACCTCGTCAAATCCTTTAACTTGTGCGGAGGCAAATTAAAAAACCGCGCGATCTCGGGGATCTGGAACTGCCGCGATTCCAGGAACTGGGAATCGTCCGGCGGGATCCCGATCTTCTCCAATTTCATGTTCTCTTCGAGAAGCAGGAGACGATGAGACTTCCCGAGCCCGGAGTACCCATCCGTCAACGACTTTTGCAGATTGTCGTGTCCCTGCTGAGACAGCTTCATCGGGTGAGACACGATGACGCCAGGGTGCGTCCCTTGGCCGAAGTACAAAGCGCCGAACGTCTCCAGCGCCATACCGAGGCCGATGCTCTTTCGGGCCAGGGCGATCTTCGAATAGCCCGTGAACCCGTCGAATCCGTCCCCGGGTACATGGAGCACCTTCTCCCGGGGGAGATATATGTCCTCGTTGCCGACGCGGACCCGGTAGACCAGGGCACCATTCTTCATCTCCGGGCGAATACGGTCCGGGGTGATCGGCCACAGCTCAATCAACTCCCCAAAGCCATTCCTCACGATCTCCGCGTACCCGTTTCCCCACGCCAGCGCGTGCGCAACCAGGCATTCCCGGCCGGCCATTGCCGACATATACGGGTTGAACTCGTCGTGCAGGACCCGGTACATTCGACGATCGTCGGCGATGCGTTTCATGTCCCCCTTGCGCTGCATCAGGTGGCAGGGCAATGCGCCGATCGTGCCGGAGTACAGGGAGATCGCGTTGTAGACGGCGCCGTACGTCAGCGCCGTGTGCTCGGTGACGTTCTCTCCCGAAAGCGACTGCGCGCCGGCGAGCTGCCACAAGGACCTGTCCCACGCTTTTTGATCCGTTATGGCAAGCGCCTTGATCTTTCCGAGAATCCCCATCAGCCTTTACTCCTCCCGATGAAGATCCCGATTGCCAGCAGGACCGCACCGCAGACCGTGAAGGACACCCACGGACGAAAGATATACAAGCCGTATCCGAGAAGGCCGAGCCCGCCGAAAACAAAGCAATCGCGCAGGTCGATTAACTTGCCGACGGCTTCCCGTATCTTCCCGAAGACGGTCAAATCAACCCCCTGCGCCATAGGTGCGGACGCCTTGCGTCTCGTAAATCGAGGCCGTATCGGTCCGGAGCATTGCCCTATTCCACGCCATAAACATGGCGGTCATCAAGTCGATTTTTTCCGTCGCCTTCTCTTTGTTCGGGA